TTTGTCGTGAACAAAACAGTGTCCTGGCCAGATATATTCAGGCTTACGGAACGGACAAGGTCTCTATTGTAGGGAACGGACTTCTAACAACTAGAAAAGGAGGGTTGAAAGGAGAGAGAGATCGATTTAAGGATATACTTAGGGCATTCAAACCAATACCCTTTAATGTTAAGTATTACGATCAATCTTCTTTCGACCAAACCGACATTTACATTGATCCATATTTCGATAAAGATTGGGAAACTGAGGCTCCCAAGGACTCAACCAAGTTTAAGATACAGCAGAGGCTGGGTAGCGAAACGTTTGTCGGCTGGACTATGAAACCAGCCCAACAGCTATTCGCTCTAATCGCTGCGATCGGAAAAGATGCTTGTCTCAAGTCAAAGTACTTAGGAATGATGCGATATTACATGGACACGCTGCCCGATAATTCGTGGCGTGAGACTGAAGGCCACGTTCGTATCACTGGAGCCGACACTCATGTATCAGTGAGAATATTGCTATTAATAGAAGCCTTCACTTTAGAGAATACACTTAATGTCGACCGGATGAAATTGGATCCCCGTGTGCTATATGAGTCAGTACTATATTTATTCGACTCACCACACCGTAGGACATCTGAGTTGAAAAGTATTCTATCTGTGTTAATCCAAAGCATCGCCTGCATGTCTAGCGTTGGCTATCACCCTGTATATAGACCACCAAAGATGGTCGGGCCAACACAGCCAACACACCCATCAGTTAGCGACGAGGTATGGCAGGATTCATCGTATTATAAGCTTGTCAAGGATAAGATAAGTGAGAGTTTAGACGCCCTACGTAATGGCGGTCTACCCCACTTTTCAGCTTTTATGAGATCACAGCTTACCGTTGAACTGAGCGAGGACGCCGCCGCTAGGTGGTCCCCTGTGATTAGTATCACTAGGATGACGGGATATACTAGATCCAACGAGGTATTAAGCCATATCAAGCAGACAGAAGCAGCAGCCTATGTTGAGAAAAATGACTATCCGTACGGAGCGTATCTAAAGGAAACCGCTAGGCAGGTGTTTGAGGGCGACTACATGCAGTATGATCATTATCGCAAAGTGGCGGCTAACTTCCTCACGAATAAGGCATCCGGCGCCGAGCCAGTGAAGGTGAATGTCAAAATTGGTGACAGGTTAATACGTTTAAGGCTTGGCAACAAGAAGAGTGTGGGAATCAAATCAATCCGAAATCTGGTAGGAAAGGCGTCCATGTCACATAAGTACACGGATGTGGAGCCAGGATATACAGCCTCAAGATGGGTGCCGGGTGGCAAAGCGACTAGAGCTATCTTCGTGCGTCATATTGGCAGTTATATGGCTGAGATTCCCATCGCCCTAAAGATGCAGCGATACCAGATGGCATATGGGAAGTCGTCCGACATATTCGAGGGTGGTAACCCGTATACGCTGGGCAAAGAATTAGGCAATGTGCTTGTCGATCATGCCCGTAGTGCGTATACTACATCAGTGCCCAACTATTTGAATGTGGCCGCCGATGCATCACAGTATGACGCACATATCAAGGAGAAGAACGCCAGACGTTATGTCAGAGAAGGGGCACAGCAAGCGCTAGTTCAAGAGGGATTGGACCGTTCTCCGTGGGGTGGATTTGTTGGCGGGCTTCCAGAACTAATCAATACGATGTGGGGACCGGGATCAACACATGGTGTGCACTATGAAATTGGTGATAATAAGTTGGTACTCGATCAAATGTTTTCAGGAGAGTTTATGACTAATAGCATAGACTCAATCGTTAACGTGGGATTGGCCAAGTATACTCACAACAAAATTGAGGCGCATCCTGAGATTAGAGGCACCGGTCGCTTTGAATCTATCGCCATAATGGGAGATGACAAGGATGAGAAATTCTTTGTTTTGAACGGGATGGCCGGCGCATACCCATTTCTCGAGCAACTAAGGGATCTGATCGTCAAATGTGCTGCTGAGTGTGGCTTTGATTTGAATCCACTGAAAACACTCATGAGGTCGTCTGCCGATGAGTATCTAAAGAAGAGATTCATCTTCGGATGGTATACACCTTTGATGCATACGCAGCTATTTGGCAGCGAACGAGGACCAGACCAAACATGGGGTGTAGATGAGACGAAATCAATGCCTGAGGTGGTGGCGTTACTTATTGAGAGGGGGCTTGATAGAGGGGTGATGACTAGATATCTCTTGATGTGGTGGAATTTTCGCCGGGGTGTAAGATATGGCGATGCTAAGACTAATACAGTCGGACTCGTCTATCTACCATATGGGTTGGTGTTCACCCCAATTTCAAGAGGCGGCGTCGGATTGATACCTCATATGTTAGCCGGCGCTAATAGGGACGCGCTCATAGAGTGGAAAATGGGTAATGACCCCAAATTCCTTGAGATGATTTCAGCGTCCGCCCATTCATTAACTGGTGTGATTCCCAAAGTGAGACAAGCCGTTCTAGGACAGCTGTTAGCGCCTGGTGGGGTTTTTGATGACGGACTAAAATACCTTAGAGAGAACCTTCAGCATGATAGGGTGACATTGAGCAATGAG